AATGGTCGAAGAACCTTCTATAGGACGATCGTGAATATTAAGGAGGACATCAAGATTGAGGAGTTTTTAGATTGTAAACCATAAAATAGAACCCAGCTTCTTGTGGTAGTGGGTGTTGTTTAATAAAAGTATCATTTATAAAATGCCATTTCCCCCTACATTTAACGAATGATGCGTAGTGTCCATCATTCTGATCGCCTTCATGAATAGCAGTCGCCACGAGATTGTATTCAAACGAATCGATCATAATTCTTTCTATAATTTTGATGTGACTTTTTTGATCGAATGAAATCATTAAAATTTGTGGGAGTTCTGAAAAGAGTGAGCGTGTGGTGGCTACGTTATGAACCTTACCCTCCGTGTCCTCAAAGTTTTCTAAAACATTCCAATCCATACTCCTTTTCAGCATGTCCCCCAAATCATTTCCATTGGAAGTCACCAAATGAACACTGAAAGGTTCTTCATTCGTTGTCTTACCACCTGGCCAAATAGTTTCCTGACATTTCTTTCCATAAAACCATGGTTTAATAAATGGTTGGGAACGCTCGATAATATCTATGATACATAGAATAGCTTCCTGTGTGTCGTGTTGCTGTCTAAGTTTGAAGCGTGGGAACTTTTCCTGGAATGCTGTCAAAAGGGGGAGAACACTCAATTGTGATTCACCACTCAGCCAATATCCATGAACAACTTTGGAATATTCATTGGTGAATGAACAATCCCCATCGTATGGGTTTTTTATAAAATAGTTTGTGAGAACTGGGGTATGTAATAGGCATTGAATCGCTGTATTGAAATAACAGGTATTTCCAAAGTTTTCGAAACCCTTCATTATATTTTACGTTCATAAAAGGCTTAAGAGAAAGACGCAATATCTAAATGTAAGATGGATCTCACCAATCAAATTCTCCCTATTTTCGAAGCCCACAAGAATGAAGGTGATATCGAAATCGAGATTCGTCTCGGAAAGCATAATGGCTCACTTTTTGATACCAATGTTGGTGGGGCTACATGGAAACGTGTTCTCAGTGGTTTAAGAAAATTTGATGGTTGGGACAGTGTAAAGACAACAGTCTCAGACGTCTATTACAACGACGCCAACAATATTCGTGTCACATGTGACGAAGAAAGTGGTGAGCAGACGATGATCCAGAAGATTGGCGTCTCAAAGCAAGACTTTAAGCGTGACCCCCTCGATGTGCGATTTTGTGTGGCTCGAGAGATTCCCACCAATGGGGAGTATGATATGGACCGAAAGCGTAACAAGACGAGACACTCCTTCGTTAGAAAAAACCTGAGCATCGATATGACCATCTCTTCGGGTGACAATGCTGACATGGACTCTGAAGAGGAAGCAACATTCCAAATTGAACTTGAGATTGTGAAGCCCTCTGACGTCGATTCAATCTACAAGCTTCAGAACATCCTCCAGAAGATCGACGACCTAACAAAATTAATTTCACAGTAATAATAAATGATCTACATTGTTGTAGCTCTCATAGTGCTGGCAATTATGTTTGACACGCGTAAAGTATCTACAGAGGTGGAGGGTTCCAAATATTTTTACATAAGTGGTGGTGCGTCTAAAGATATGTATCTCATGATGCATGGGGATGGAATGCATCATGACATGTTGAAGAAGTTTGTTCAATTGGAAAATAAATTTCTCGAAAGCGAAAGTATCTCGGTGTGTTCGGGTACCCCACTTATAGCACAAGCTAGCCTTTTATCAAATAAAATCAAAGACATGTTCCCGAAGTACAATTTCGCCTACCACACAATTCATCTCAAACAAATCGCCGAACCATATAAACTTATCAATCGTCGCATATCTTGTTCATTTTGAAGAGTTGTTGTAGTAGGGTTTTATGTTTTTTACTTTCAATACGATCGTAATTTTTTATAATATACATGATGAGTTCGTTGTCATCGTTCTCACTATGTATCCACTCCTTTTCTAGTAACGCACACTGTCGCCAACTGTTTCGTCCCATTTTGATGTAATCAGCTACCACGTAAATGATTGCATCGAGAAACTCCTCCTTTGCCATTTCCATCCAAGAATTCATTCGAGTTCCCCAAGTGCGCGTGTCATCATTTACCCTCACACCATGATTATACTTTCTCAATCCGAGCTCGAGCCGGGATAAAATTTCTTCCACGGGCGGCTCTGGTGACTTTATTCCATGGGTTCTGTCCATTTCCATTAAGATTAGCCCTAAACTTTAACCAGTATTTCCTGTAATCGGCCATCTTTTTATTAGAGGGCGCCGTCTTTTGGTTCATGATATAGTTGGCAGCTGCGCGACGGTATGCATTCCTCAGGTTGTATGCAATACCCGTAACGTTTGCGGTATTCATGAGATACTTTCTCTCCAATTCGCGGCGTCTCTCCATCTTCCACCTACCGACGACAGTCTTTTTTACGTCATCTATGTCCTTCTTGAAGGGAATACCAATTTTATTACCCTTTGTAATTGCATTGAGCGCCGACTTCATATTTCGCACATCTTGGTTCAGATTGGGTTTGTACCTTTTCAGCCATTTATCACCGTAAAGTTTGGTAATATCCTTACGAATCGAGTTTTCATCGAGGCCCCGCTTCTTCATGACTTCAGCTTTCTTCATACCAACTTTCATATTCGTCTTCTTTCGTTGTACCTCTCTCTTTGTGGGCTTGGGTGGAGCTACGGGTTTGGGTTTGGGCTTAGCTAGGTTATTTCTAACCTTCTCAATCTTTTTGCATAACGACTTTTTAGTTTCCTTTTCATCGAGGGTGATTTTAAGAATCCCAGCGACGCGAACAAGTTGTTCCTTTTTCATGTCTGTGCAAATTTTACGACCGACCCGGAATGTGTTCCCAGTTCCGACGAGTTTTTTATTATTAACAGTCACATTCTCTTTTCCCACTTGTTTCTTAATTTTACTACAAATCTCATCTTTAGACGCAAGTCTGGAACCATCTTTAGTTGTTATTCTGAAATTCACAACACCCATTCGTCGCGCGAGATCCATGAGTTCGGATTTCTTCATGCGTGCACACATTTTAGAGTTGATCATAATGGCATTTGCTTGGTTAGTTGTGAGTGTGCGTTTTGTATATTTCCTTTTAGGTTTGGAGTTGGGCTTGGGTTTGGGCTTGGGTTTGGGTTTAGACACCTTGGTCTTGACACCCTTTTCAAATACACCAGTCACATCGATTTCTCCTTTGGCATTAAGATCTTGAACAAATGTCTTCCCAAAATCGTACGAAGCCAGCATATCACCGGGATTTTTTGCACCCGAAATCTGGACATTACCACTTGTTGAGAGAATGAATTTCATTTCCCCAAAATATGCATAGAGGAATGGAGCAAGTTCTGGCTCATAGCTGACCCTGGTCATACCGTAGATTGAACTTTTTTGTGCAATTCTAGCCAAACTCTTGAATGTACCATTGACCCTAAACTGACCACTCAGATTATTGTAAGTGAATGGATTATAGAAAAATGGTTGTTTTTCGGTGTAGGTATCGACCATGAAACGTCGAATAAGTTCAGGTTGATTCGTTATATTCGTACCAATGAAACCACCCGAGAAACGAATCTTTCCATTTTTGTAAAAATTAACGGTAGCACCCTTACTTTCAACATCGTTTGATAAGGTAAGTATGAATTGGGCACTGGAAAACACCTTACTCGTGTCACCCCTGGGACCACTTTCTTTCGTGTGAGAAAATCCAGTCTTGAATTGTCCGTATATACCCTTTATCTCTTTGGTGTCTATATAAAGACCCTCACCAATAGGTGTTCTACCTAGGGGTGTTTTAAGGAGTATTTTTTTAAGTTCGATCAATGTATCCTTTTGACCAAAACCAGAATCCACAGTGGCGTTGAACATGCCGGGATTAAGTTTGCTAATTTCAAGAGCACTACGGGGTGCGATATAGTTTAAGTTTTTATCATTGAAAGTTATTCCAGCTAAAGCTTCCCTAAACTCATTTGCGAGAGGTTCATACCTTTGATTGGTAATCAGATTGTTCTGTAAGCGTTGTGGTACTTGTGCTGAACGTGGCACTGGACGCATTGGACGTACTGGACGAGGTGGGGTCCTAAAAAAAGGAGCAGCTGCGGTACGTCTCCGATCCCTTTCAGCATTTTCCAATACCTCGTCCAGTTCCCTCGCAAACTCATCATTCGAGTTGGAGTTAGGACTTTGAACTTCCACACCAGATTGTCGCACAAATTCTTTGACCGACTGGCTCATATTAATAATTAGTGATATTTTTTTTAGATGTCATCAGTGAAAGTTAGATCATCGGTAACTAGATCCAAACCATATATGATCGGTTGGTTCTTCAAGATTTTTCCATTATACTTAACTGTTTCTACCCTAACTTCGATATCCCTGGAGCTGAATGGTCCTGCATAGAAGTCACCATGGAACTTGTAACTTCCGAGGTTGTTTTCTCGGCAATGTTGGTTGAATTTGGCTACAAACTCCTTCTGGGGTACGAATTTGTCCTCACCAAGTACGACATAGGTCGATTCCAGGAAGTTTGTAAGGCTACTGGCAACCATGGCAACCTGCTTTTGGATCTTCTTGAAGTAGGTAGGGACCGCATTCCAAATATCCCTGTTCCTGTATTTATTGGAGTAGTCTAAATACCCACGCACACATTTCAGGAGAATGATAGGAAGTTCTTTGTGAAGTTTATCTTCAAGTTGAGGATCGGCATCCTGTACCTGCTTACCAAAGTTCCATGGGAGAATGCGCCGAAGTACAGACCCAGAGTTATCCCGCCAGTTGGGAACCTCGTTACCCCCCAGAACACCCGGTACCTTCCACTCGATAGACACGGCGGTCTTATTCTTAACCGCAACCGATACGTCTTCACCCGAAACGATTGACTGGAACTCAGCCTGTTCGAGGGCAAGGTCACCCTTTACCTCGGGGGCGATGAACATGAACACATCCTTAATTGCAGAAAGACCAAACTTCTTCTCAATATTATTTGAGAGTGTTCCAACATCATCCCCCTCATAGAACTTCTTAAATACCTTTGTAATCAGGGTAGATTTACCAGACCGGGCAATACCCTTGAAGAATGGAATAACTTGCCAGCTATCAAGGTCATTCACATCAAAACACAGGCGACCACCCATAACATAGGCCCAGTTACACACCTCATCTTCGAACTTCTGATACTTCAAAATAGAGTCAAACCAAGGTGTAGGAATCTTGGTCCAATCTTCAACGTGAGAGAAGTCGTCGAATGGTTGATCGAAGTACTTGCATGCGACAATACTCGGGTCGAGGCACGCATACTTGTCACTCTTATATGGGTAAAATCTACAATCATAAACACCTCGATCTGGAATCCACTCCTTACCAACAAAGACACCATTCTTGAATGACCACACGTGGCGCCTCTTTTTAATTTCAGGGAACTGTGGATCGACACACTTCGAGATGTTATCAATCACATCTCTATAGATTGAACTCTTACTTGTAAAATTTTTCCACGTCGTAAAGTTGCTTTCCTTTTTCGGGAGAGAATATACAAATTCATCTATACCGAACACTGGATTCCAAGCCCTTGTACTGTAACCCTCGACCGTTTTGATTTCTTCACAACATTGACCCTTGTATCTCCGAAACCCAGAACGATACGCTTCCTTAAGGGCAATCATGAGACACTTCTGATAGGGAGTGGTCTTTTCTATCTCATCTTCATCCATCACCGAGGGATCAGTATGAACACTCACCACCGGTAATTTAGTTGGGGCGATGACCCTTTCAAATGAAATTTGGTGTCGGCGAACATTTTCAAAACCATCTTCAATCTGCAGGATGATATTATTGATTCGCTTGTTGATAGAAACCTCATCGTCTTGGGTGAAATCATTTTTGCGAACTTGTAGGTGATTCGTCATCTGAATCAGGTAAGAAATCATACGGTTCTTAATGCCTCGTATAGCTTTTATATCAACTCCATCAGGAATAGGAATACCATCTTCATTGAAGTTATCCGGGTGGATGAATTGGTGATACCCCAACATGGCCGCACGTTTCATACAAGGAGAGTACCCATCTTTATTGTGAAGGTACCACTTAAACTCAAATTCCTCGATGTCTTCTAAAATTTCATCCTCATTCATTGACTGGATGTCACGTTTCTGTAGTTCAGTTAGAGCTTGAAACATGTTAGGTTCCTTATCAATGAAGTGAGTTGATTTCATCTATAGTAAGTACAATTTTATTCCTTAAGCGGAATTTAACTTGCTCAACATTTTTATTAAAATTTTATTTTGGGTTTGGAGTTGGCTCGCAATATTAACAAGGGCTGAGCAAACTGTGTCACCATCCTCTGTGGACATGAGGGATGTCATGAGATCGGCGATATCTACATCCTGACCATCTTCGATCTGGTACTCCGCGAAATCCTCATCCTCAACCTCCGAAAGATCCTCGTCATCATCTGAAATGATTTCACCCTCCTCAATTTCTATCTCATTTTCATCAGGGTGTGTCGACATTTATGTTGGACTGAGAAAAATTGGGGTCGGGAAATGCGCATTCCCCCAAAATTATTTTCTCTGCTTATAGTACAACAACTCTCAAAATGGCCGGTGGTCTCATGCAACTCGTAGCTTACGGTGCCCAGGACGTTTACCTGACTGGTAACCCTGAGGTAACTTTCTTCCAGGCGAAATACAAGCGCCACACTAACTTCGCGATGGAGAACATCGAGCAGACCGTCAACGGTACTGCCGCCAACTCCGGTCGCGTTTCCGTGACTGTCGCCCGTAACGGTGACCTTGTCGGTGACATGTATGTCGAGCTTGAGTGCGCCATCGCGGCGACCAAGACCGCTGATGCGGGTGACAACAACTTCGTCGCTGAGCGTGCGATCAACAACGTTGAGTTATCGATCGGCGGACAGCGCATCGACAAGCACTACCAGAAGTGGTGGCGTCTGTACTCCGAGCTCTACCTTGATGAGTCCAAGAAGCTCAACTGGGGTAAGATGACCACTGCGGGTAACGGCAAGACTGTCTATTTGCCCCTAGTCTTCTTTTTCAACAGGAATCCTGGACTTTATTTGCCACTAATTGCTCTGCAGTACCACGAGGTCCGCATCGATTTCGACCTCGCGTCGGATTTCAGCGATTTCCTCAGCACCTCTGTCTTCAAGGTGTGGGCCAACTACGTCTACCTTGACACCGAGGAGCGTCGCCGATTCGCCCAGAAGGGTCATGAGTACCTTATCGAGCAGGTCCAGCACACTGGTACCGATACCATCACCTCTTCCGGCACCAAGCAGGTCCGCCTCTCGTACAACCACCCAGTCAAGGAATTGGTGTGGTGCTTCTCCAACACCTCGTCCAAGAACTCCCTCTGGAACTTCTCCAATGCCTCCGTTGCCACCAACGTTGTGCTCGAGTCTAACCAGGATGCGATCGAGCTCTCCAACGCCTTCGTCTCCCCCGCCGCGTCTGGTGCTCCCCTCCTCCAGGTCGGTGAAGGTGGTGGTGACACCCGCTTCACTGAGGAGGCCTGTGGTGTCCTCAACACCTTCAAGCTCATCCTCAACGGCCAGGACCGTTTCAAGGAGCAGAAGGGCAAGTACTTCAACCAGGTCCAACCCTACAACCATCACTCCGGCTGCCCCGTTCCCGGTGTGTACTCCTACTCCTTCGCGCTCAAGCCCGAGGAGCACCAGCCCACCGGCACTTGCAACTTCTCCCGCATTGATAATGCCCAGGTCCAGGTTGTTGCCCACCCCGCCGGTGACGCGACCTCCATGCACATGTTTGCGTGCAACTACAACGTCCTCCGCATCCAATCGGGTATGGGTGGTCTCGCCTTCTCCAACTAAATACCCATACGCGGTATTTTAGTAAATAATTAAAAAACAAAACTCAAATTTTAAGATACCCAAATACCTTAAAATGTGATAAAGAATACTACCATTTTGATAGTAGTACCATGATAGTTGTCCCAAAGTGTATGTACATTCTTGCACGACGTCGTACCTATCGACAACGGAAAAAGGTTGAGAAAAAACCATGTATGAAGAACCCAGATGCACTTTCATGTGCGATCCGTCATAGAAGGTGCTTAGAGTGTCCGTATAATAACTTTTTCAGACCCGATAGACCCATCAAGAATGACCCTCCATGAAGAATATGGCATCGTCTAACGATGAGTACGATGGAGATGGAGTGGATATGGGAGTTTTGTAGCCCTTTTCATTTATAATTTTAGAGGCCGTTTCCTCATTGATTAGTTTTTTAATTCTATTTCTTTCATCGTTGAGTTCAATAATTCTTTTTGCACTATGTGTGAACGAATGGTTGTATAAACCTTTGTGATTTAAAAGTCTCAACATCTCCCTAAAGTCCCAAATTCCACGATTGATATCTTTTAATTCTCCTTTGTGTGATGTATCAAACTCTAACTCACACAAAAGGTTATATTCATTTTTTATATTTACGAGACTTTCCTTCGCGTCTATCATTTCAATTTTCAATTCGAGAATGGTAATTTTATCTATTAGATCGCCGTTTGATATTTCAACTTTCATTAAAGAATTGACACATTTAAACTTTATATATGATCAAACGACTTCTCGACTTTTTTATGAAAGTGGATAAACCCATGTTGGGTCGATGGGCACCCAAAACATGTCATGAACTCACAACCTCTATAAACTCTGTGTATCAAAACAGGGACCACTGTGGCGACGTTATATGCAAAACCCCAAAGAAGGCTTCAGAGTATAAGGATAAACCGCGATAAGTAACTATGTATGAGATATACACCGATGGAAGTAGTTTGGGAAATCCTGGACCTGGTGGTTGGGGTGTGGTCAGTGATATTTTTAAGCTCAGTGGTGGACAGCCTAATTCAACAAATAATAGGATGGAGATGACAGGTATTTTGAGAGCTCTTCAAGAGTGCGTGAAGAGAGATATTCAAGAGGTGCGTATATTTACGGATAGTAACTACGTGAAACAAGGAATAAATTCATGGATTATAAATTGGAAAAGAAATGGATGGAAAGCATCTACGGGTGCTCCCGTAAAAAATAAGGATTTATGGATTCAACTCGATGAAGTGCGTGAAAAATTGAAAATTGTCGAATGGAGGTGGGTCAGGGCACATAATGGTAATCCTAAAAATGAAGAAGCTGATAAATTAGCCAGGGAAGCCGCGACGACCTTCGCGACCAATTGTAAATAATCTTAGGGTTTAGTATAAATGGGTGAAGAGGATGTGCCCCATTGTTGGTGTGACAAACAAGAGAAACTCTTAGTCAAATGGGCAGAAAAGGCGGCTGGATACCGCTGGCTTCACAATCACGCTAGATTGTATTTCAAGAAGCAGAATGATAGATATTCATACCCAAGTATTGTAATAGCGTCGTTAACCGGAGTTGGTGGTTTCGCTGTTCTAACTCCCAATGGTGGCTCTGATATGGGTGACAGTGCGCGTATGAATGTCACTATTATTCAATACATATTCGCATTTTTAAATGTAATTGGTGGTATTTTAACAAGTTTATCAAAGTTTAGTCAATGTCAAAGTCTGTCAGAATCTCATTCTTTAATGTGTGTTCAGTATTCAAAGTTCTACAGAAATATAGACATGGAACTTTCATTGGAAAGTCAATATAGGGTGGATGTCGTAGATTTTGTTTCAAAGGCGAGAGAGGAATTTGATCGACTTCTCGATGATGCCCCAGATATTCCGGCAATTTCGATCCATGCGTTTAACGCTGAATTCCCCAATAAGGAGCACGTCCCCGATGTGTGTAATGGTTTAAGTATTATAACCGCATGTGATACACCCAAAAGAAATCAGAACAAACTTATATCGAGATGGTTTGCAGGACAGAAGAGAAAAAGTGTAGAGGGCCAGAGAGAATTGACCGAAATAAATATTGGTAAATAATAATGAGGCTCATTAAAGAAGCTCAACTCATTATAATTATCACGATAGCGTTCGGTTTCCTTTACAGTAGGATGGATCCAGAAGAGTTTGGATTTAAGACGACACTAGATCCTTACTATTTCTCATTCACAACGTCCAGTAGTGTGGGCTATGGTGACCTAAGCCCAAAAACTGATCGCGCGAAGATGTTGGTGATGATCCAACAGGCGTTCATGTTAGGCGAATTAACAAAAATATTATATCTTTATAGAAAGAAGTAAATGAGACTACTCATCATACTATTATTTACGACATGGTTTTTCTTATACGCAAACCATTGCCCGTGTGAAAAACCATCCGATGATTGTTTCCGAACAGAGTTTTATGGATTTCAGTATAGTCACTTCTTATTCTTCGCTTTGCTAGGTGCTCTCTTTCCTAAACAATTTTGGTTTTGGATCACCCTAGGTGCCGCATGGGAGGTGTTTGAATATTGGCTGTCCTCCAGACCTGATCTTGTCAAGAAGTTTGGTGGATGTTTGGTCGAGTCGGATCAAGAAACCCCTCTTTGGTTTCGCAGGGTATATGCAGGAAAAACCAAACATGAAAATTTTATCGATCACGTATTAGGTATTAAAAACTCTGAAGAACATACATGGCATTACTCAGTTGGAGACAATCTCACGAATGTTTTGGGATTTTTGGTAGGAAGGTTCATCAATTACAAGCTACAAAAGTTCTAATCATATCTACACAATCATCTCGCCCATACACAGTTTGGGTAAAAAACAAAGTCATCTCAGCATCTCTGTATGACAAGTACGTACCCCGGTACTTTTCATATATTTTAGCAACGTCCTCAAGGTTGTCATCACACCATTCCACAATGTCTTTGTCAGTCATGTTGTGATGGAGACCTCTTTCAATGAAGTCGGCAACCTCATCGCTGAGGGGCATCTCAGTGGTAACGGTGCAATCGTCGTAGTCCATATTTACTTGTTTCAAGTTGAAATCTTATTCACTTAGGTTAAAGATTGATAATGTGTTATGTATAAATGGAGTTCATATATGAAATACCTAACAATCTTTCTCCAGAAAAATGTGAAGAAATAATTCGTCGTTTCGAAGAATCGGATGAAAAAACAGAAGGTGTAACTATCGGGGGTGACACTGGCACAAAATCTAAAGTTAGCGTGGATTTGGGGATATCCGGTCGCCCCGGATGGGATGATATAGATGAACACCTATGTGCTCAATTAAAAGAAGGATTTAAACAGTATAGAGAGCATCTGAAAGATTCTATCGCTGTAGATGAATTGTTCCGAGAGACTCAAGACCATGGGTATCAAATTCAGCGAACTGAAAAGGGTGGATACTATTCGTGGCACCACGATTCAGTTCTGCGCGAAGGTCGTTTGGTAACCTATATATGGTATTTAAATAGTCGTGACCCAATGACAGAAGGTGGTGGAACATCGTTTCTTAATGGTAAGCATATAACACCCGAGCAAGGTAAATTAATTTTTTTTCCGGCAACTTGGACTTATATGCATATGGGTATGCCTATTATTACGGATAAATACAAGTACATTTGCACGGGTTGGATATGTGAAAATTAAATGATATAAAGATTTCGATGATATGTAGTATGTGGGGAGAGTCCCACCGTTATACAAATTGGTTAGTAACATAACCAAATTGCACCGTTCTTATAGCTCAGTTGGTCAGAGCGTGGTGCTTATAACGCCAAGGTCACGGGTTCGAGCCCCGTTAGGAACATCTTTTAGAATGAGTTTTCCTCATTGTAAAAGTTGAAAGCCTAAGTCGATGTTTACATTAATATAAAATAACTCCAAAATCCAACTACTCATTATCAATTCGACAAAAATGCTTGCGCAAATCACTGCCACGACCGAGGATCTTCGATCTATTGATTATACCGGTGCGAAAGTGACCAATCTGTATATGGTCAACATTGACGATTGCCATGTCGGTATTAATGAACCCGTGACGTTCAAGGATCTTCGCAAGTACATTTTGCAAACTCTCTACACACCCGATCTTCTTAAAGGTGGCTTCGGGATTTCTGAGACACCAAAGGGTAACCATTGGCACGAGACCGAGTTTGTTGGTGTTGTTGATGGCACAGATCTAGAAGAAGTTGAGATATACGACGGCCTTTGTATGAAACTGTATATGTATGACAAAAATGCAAACGGTGTCATGGACGATGTGTTTAGGGCATTGCCTATGAATCATATTTACTCTTGCAGTATCAATATCATTCTAAAGGATGGACGGCGCGTGACTATCACTGATAATTTCCCCAATACTGAGAGGACGTGTGGATGGAAACCCGAATTTGTTGATTTTGCGACAAAGTTTGTTATGGCTTAATAGCCCCGCTTGACGTCATCAGGTGTAGCCGTGGGGTGCTGTCTGGAGAAGAAACTTTCGTTTCCATGATTTCTGTGTCCAATCATGCTTTGATGTGTGCGGTCTATATACATGTAGTCTCTTAGATCTTTGTAATACACACGGCAGCCTTTTGCAATTAAATCTTCATGTTTCATATCCACGTGGTTATCCATTGGATAGAAATATTTCACATACTTTCGCATGTTATCAACATTCACGAGATAGCATTTGGTACTCGAGATCCACTTGACCTTTTCAAGAGTTCCTTCCTTACTATCGGTAAGCACTGATAAAGAATGGAAAAAACACATCTCAAAGTCATTTCCCTTTTCATCTATGACACTTTGAATTTGATCATAGAGTTGTTCAGATTTCACGATAACATTGTCTTCAAAGATGACTGCATATTTGATACCTTGACGAAAACACCTCTTGTAAAATTCCATGTGACCCATGAAACACCCGATGGCACCCAAATTGAAATAGGTAATATCGGGTCTCTTAACATCAGGATCGTAGTGCATTTCGATTGCCTTTTCAAAATATTCGGATTCCACATGTTCCTCAAACTCCCTCGCGATCTTTACGTTTCTCGTGTCTGGACCATAGATGATTTCTGTTGGTATATCTTCATCATGACTTTTGAAGAATCTTTCCTGTCGTTCCTTTTGGTCTTTGACTGTCAGTAGGAAACATTTATATTGGTACTTTTGTTTGGTACGTGTTTTAAGTAATATATAAATAACCAAAATAAATAAGATGATGAACACTATCATACCTACTTAAAAAATAGAAAATAAATAGAGGTATGGATACGGACACTGTAATCAACTGGGTAGGTCTGGTGAGTGCTGCA